AATATATCGTTCATATATTTGTTTACTTGTTGTTCAATATACTGAATAATAAACTGCCCAGCAGTTGTAATCGCTGTTGCCTGGTGTACATTGTAAAATCTAAAATACTGATTACCGATTGCACCATAGGCACTATTCAATGATATTTTCTTTGCCCATTGTATATTATGACATCTACTAATTTCTTTTTCATACATTGGGTCTTTTGTTTTCTGATATTCTTTCTTCGCTTCAAACTCTAATTTCTTAAAATGCACTCGGTCATTATACATCTTTTCCATAAGTTTAGGTAAGAAGCCTTGACTATCTGTTTTAAACATAGCACCATTAGGCGTAATTGTACACCCCTCCGTTTCCAGATAGTCTAAAGGCGTCTTTTGTTGCAACATTTTATTAACACTAATACCTTGAGGTTTTACACCTATCATTTTTTCAGGCGATATATTATATTGCATAATCAAATGAGGATATAGTGAGTTAATATCAAATGAAACAATCCATTTGTGTTGACCAACTTGTGGCGTCTTAACATATGCGCCAGTATATTTCTCTTCTTTTACATTGTCGCCTCTAGGCGGCAGATGTATATTCTCTTTAAGAAGATGATTATAGATTAATGTATCCCATAGTCTTACTTCCGAAAAGACATCTTGGTAATTAATCTTTGCCTCATAGGCCATTGTTAAGATAAGTTCAATCAATCTTAACTTGTCTTCAAGTTGGTCAACAAGTTCAACATCTTTAATATTGTAATCAACAAAACTTTGAAAATCGTTTGTATACCATTCTCTAAATGTATCGTATGGGTTACTATCTTTACCATCGCTACCTAATTCTACTTTTGCGATATAGTCTAGTTTATAACTCTCTTGTCTAACAGGTATAAACTTCTTATACAAGTCAAGGTAATCTAACATTGTAATACCTTTTATATCATAAGCAGTTTGGGCACGACCTCTTACCGTAATTTGTTCGTGTTCTATCAAACCCCAAGGCGATAATTTATTAATTACTTTGTCGCCTACTAGATGTTTTATTCTATTACATAGATAAGGTAAGTCAAAGAATTTAGTATTCCAACCTGTGATAATATCAGGATAGTTTTTAGTCCAGAATTTAAAAAACTCCATCAGTAATTGTTTTTCTGATTGACACTCAATATAGGTTACATCTGGACGCTTTGTGAAGAATGGTTTAGTTCCCCAGGTGATTATATTTTTATTTGATTGATTTTTGATAGTAAGACATAAAATCTCTTCAATAGGATTTTCAACATCAGGGAAACCTTTTTCAGCGGTCACCTCTATATCTAATGTGAATATCTTAATTAAGTTTTTATCAAACTGAATATCACCTGGGTAGTTCTTTGCGATATACTGGAAATGATATCTGTCGTTTCCGTATAAGGGAGCAGAAGAATTTGTATAATTTCTTTTGAAGTCTCGGCACTTGTATATACTATCAAATGAGATAGGTTTTAAATTCTGACCTTGTAATGTTTTGTGATTAGTTTCGTTTTGTGTGATTGCAAATAGAGTAGGTCTAAAGTTTACCTTCTCTCTAAACTCTTCGCCTTCGTGTACACCTCTAACTAAAAGGTTGCCTTTATATTCTATTACATCTTTGTAAAAATTAAACATTATTATAGTCTCTCAAATACACTTTCATACCATTATGTTTAGGTCTTAATACGACCTGACACGCTAACCTAGAATACATACGGTCATATTCAGGTTGTTGTTCTAAAATTTCTGTTTCTAAACTATTATAGTCTGCAATTCCAACTTTGTCAATATCCTCTTTAATATTAATATGACAGGTACCACAACTTTGATTGCCGCCACAATCTCCTGGTACTTCATCAATAGTAGGTTCTGCATACACACGAGCAGCATCCATCAATGTCATACCTACCGGTACTCTAACATCTTGCACTTGACCTTGTTTATTAACGAAATGAATTGTTAGAGTTTCTTTATACTCTATACCACTCATTATGTTATTAATTGAGGTCCTGTTTTCTGTATTATTTTGCTTACGCTTTGATTATAACTAGCAAGTAAATCTTGTTTAGGTTCAACGATTACTAATATATGTTTCTCGTCAAAAGTAATATCGTCTGTTTCTGCATATGGTATATATGTGAACATACCAAACTTAATTGCCTCACCAGGTTTAGGTTGAGAAGTTGGATATATGATGTAAGGTTTCTTAATGTTTACAACACCAGAACCTTCTTTTACTTCACCAATCAAATCTTCACCAGTTGTTAATCTTACTATCTTTATATTTTTCATAATATCTCCATACTATCATTATTTTTTCTTTTTGTCAATAGGTGGTAACCTTTTACTTAATACAAAAGTCCTGTTAGGATTAACAGACGCATTGAACATACGGATAACTTCTCTATTAAGTAATACATCGGACCTCGCCCTAGGTCTTTGGTCTAGTCCAAATTCTATATCTTTATATGTGAAACCATTAAAGGTTAAATCTAATAGTACGGTAGTTCTTACTTCTGATGGTTCGTCTCCTTCTGCGTTTGCTCTAAACACTCTGGACTCCCCGTACTTCGGTGCCGAATATTTTTTGCCATTGTAGTTCCAAGTTACCGTTTTACCATTTACTTTGATATCTTCGGCGTGCATTGAACAAGCGTGAGCACCGTTACCTGTATCCATCTTCGCTCTAATCTTACCTATGTCACCAACTTCAATAGTCTCTAACCAACCTACCTCTTGTAGTGATTGTCTATCCCAGTTGTCTCTATCTATGACATACTTAACAAAATTCTTAACAAGTTGCTTACCTGATATTGCACCCCCAGGTGTAGGTCCTTGTAAATCTTTATATAGATAACCTTCGTAATCTGCACCAGTACCTGGCGAACCATTTACTTCTAATAGATAATGTTTACCATCGTGGATTATATGGTCAACTCCTACTAGGTATGCTTTACTTACTCTACTTGCTTTTAATACTAATTCAATCTCTTCTTCACTTAACTTATAAGGTTTCGCTTCTGCACCTCTATGAGTATTAGTTCTAAAGTCAAATGATGATTGTATTCTTTTTGTACTTGCAAATATCTTATTGTCTACCACGAAAGTTCTTACATCAAACTTAACAGGCATAAATTCTTGTATCAACAATTCAGCACCGTGTTTCCATAATGCCTGAATAGTAGATACTAGGGATTCATAACTATCTAATTTTACAACACCAATACCTTGCGTTCCTGTTAGAGTTTTTAAGACAACAGGAAACTTATTACCTATTAGTTTCATTGCGTCATCTATATTCTTCTCGTTAGAAACGAAAGCAGTTCTAGGTGTAGGTATACCAAACTTCTCAAATAATAGAGCAGTTGTCAATTTGTTATTACAAGTTAACATAGCGTTTCTAGTATTACACATAAACGCACCTGAATTTTGAAAGGCAGATATAATTGATAATCCACTTTCATCTTCTACTGCACCTGCTCTGGTAACACAAACGGTATCTTTACCTATAAATGTATGTTCAGTATCTTTACCATCATAGTTATAGATTGTTAGAGTATTCTTCTCTTCGTCTTTACCTGTAATGATAGCGTGTCTAGTTTCAATAACTACACACTTGATATTTAATTCTTCGCAAGTATCGTTAATAAGTTTTACGGTAAGTTCTTTGTCTTCTTTACCACCGACTTTTCTCTTTTTTAAATTAGGATTAGTCTTGGTAACAACGGCAATCGTAATTGGTTTGCCTTCTCGTTCAACCTTTTCTGTTATGAAATCTTTAAACTTTGGTACTTGCATCCGAGGTCTCTTCCTTTTTGTCTTCTAGTTTCTTACCAATATTATATTTAGCACTCAAATTCCATTCTTTCTTTTCTTTAAAAGGTAATACTTTTATCTGACTTAAAGGTGCCTTATCTTCGGCTGCCTCTTTCTTAACTACTGATATTAAGTTCCAATCTTGTAGTAGTACGGCGATTGTATTTCTTCTTTGAATATCGTTTTGAGTTAATGTTGCTTTCTTACCATCTAAAGCAAATAGTTCTTTGAAGTGTACAATGAAGTATTTACCTTGTTTGTGAAGTATATGGCAAGATTGAAATAGTGTCTTGTCTTTACGACTTGCAACGCCTATTCTTGTTAATGTCTCTCTTACTTTTAAAAAATCGTCAGGTTGCTTTATTGTTACCTCAAGCATATCTTCTGGCGACCAGTTAACGCTATCTGTCATTTCTGTTTTCTCCCACCCTTTTGCAAGGATTTTTTTATAAGTTCAATTTGTTGTTTAGTCAATATGCTGAGAGCGGTCTTTGCTTTTTCATTACTATAACCATAATACTCTTTTACATACTCTAAATTTGAAAGTTTTTCAACTTTTGCCCAACGAGCAAATCGCTTTTTCTTTCTTACAATATTTAGTAAAAACGAATATTGAACCTGATTGGGAAGAAAATGATACCCGTTCATTTCATTTGCAATGGGTAAGGTATCGTGGTGATAAGATAGACAACGATTAACAATATACGCTGGGTACTTCTTCTCCCAGAATATATCTCCGTCTGCCATCAAGTCCTGTTTAGTGAAGTTAATACTATTCAGGTAATCTTTGAGTTCGTAAGCCATTATTTAAACTTACAATTTGCCATTATCTCGGTTAGACAAGCGACCATATTAATTTCTTGGTCTGCGACAAAAGCCGCCTTGTACTGATAACCTGCAAGAATAAGAACAGATTGAGGTATAGATTTAGGGTCTAGTGCTTTATGTAATAACTCATAGATTGCTCTAAACATAGAGACAGGCTCTTTATCTATATTCTGTATAACCCATTTACGCATATCATTAAATCTTTTTTCTTTTAATGTTGCGATTAGTTCTTTATTGTTTGCTTCTGATATGGAAAATAGTATCCCGCTATCAATCTTACCTCTTACTGAATATCTTTGAAGTTCATTGATAGTCCGTCTGAAATCAGGAAAGTGTTTGATAATTAATTCTGCTAATACTTTTTTATCAAAAGGTACCTTCTCTTCATTTAGAACACTAGTTAATCTTGTTAATAACTGGTCAGCACATTTCTTTCGTTGACCATTTACAACTTTAAAATCAATAACCGTACACCTTGATTGTAAGGCAGGTATGATTTTACTTTTAAAATTACAAGTAAATATAAATCTACAATTCTTATGAAACTCTTCCATAAAGTTTCTTAACGCAGGTTGCACACTATCAGCATTTGTATAGTCTGCCTCGTCTAATATAATAACTTTATGTGGGGAATCTTCTGTAAGACTTACGGTACTCGCAAAGTTTTTGATTGTAGTTCTCAATGTATCAATTTGACGACCTTCGTCTGACCCATTGAGGACCATATAATCAACACCTAACTCTTCACACAAAGCACGAGCAACGGTTGTCTTACCTGTGCCTGCTGTGCCTGATAGAAGTAGGTGACTTATCTGACCTTGTTTTAGAAAGTTTTGAAAAGTAGTTTTGATATCCTCTGGTAGAATACACTCACTAATTTTCTTGGGACGATATTTCTCAACCCATAAAAAATCTGCCATAATATATACCTCATCACAATTTAAAATTCACTTTCAGGTTCTAATGCAATCCAGTATTGTACTGGTTTTTGTCTTCCAACAAAATGACTTATCTTCTGTTTTGAAACAGAAACATCATAATCATCTTCAATCATTTTAAAGTTTTCTGCCTTGAAGTATGCTTTGAAAGTCTTATCAGTTGTACCGATATCAATACTAAACTTATTAGACGCTTTGTTTTTTCTGTCATTAGCGACTAACTGAATTGTACTGCCGTTACCTATAACTTCAATGTCAGGCAAGTTAAGAGTAACCACACCTTTCATTAATTTTGATAAGTTGTCTTTAGATAATTTAAATGCGATTTCAGTATCAGGCATTGTTATCGTTTTAGTAGGTGCAACAATAACTGATTTATCAGCGAAAGTATATTTACTAGCAGACTTACCATCTTTGCCAGATATACCTACACTTGTTCCACCATTAAACTTCAATGTTGGAGTTTCAAATAAATCTAAAGTTCTCAAAAATTCAGGCAAGTCATATATTGCAAACTCTTGCTCAAAGTTTTCTTTAATACTAGCAGTTGCCAGTATGTTTTTCATAGTAGAAATTGTATTTAATTTCTCACCAGGTTTAACCAGAATATTCTGATTAATATTCGCAAAGTTTTTTAAGATTGCGATTGTATCGTTAGATAGGTTCATAATAAAGTTTCTCCTTAATTGTTTTCATTATATAATAGTGTGGGTCCTTTGTCAATAGGCGACTAATTATTTCGTAAATAGTCAATAACATTTTTAGGTGTACTCTCAAAGTAAGGGTCATCATCTAATCCTTCGTTATTAATTCCAGGTTCTTGCCACCATTTCTCAATAACTCCGTCATTGATAACAGCCATATATCTCCAAGAACGATTACCGAAACCTAGATGGTTCTTACCTACAAGCATACCCATAAATCGTGTAAAGTTTCCTGAGCCATCAGGTATCATTTTGACATTATCAATACCTAAACTCTTTGCCCAAGCGTTCATAACGAAACTATCGTTTACTGAAACGCAATAGACATCATCTACAGCTAGAAGTTTAATCTGACCATACTCTTTTTCAAAGCCTGGTAGTTGTTGTGAGGAACAAGTAGGCGTAAATGCACCTGGGAGAGAGAAAAGAACAACACGCTTACCTTTAAAGTAATCGTCTGTCGTCATATTCTTCCACTCACCACCGATTGCACACCCGCCGTCTGTTGGAACCTCGTCACCAGTTCTAACTCTAAATGTAACCTTTGGGATTTTCATACCTTGCATATAGTTTACTCCATATTATAATTAACAAATCAATTCACTAATATATCAAATTGAGGTGGGATTGTCAATAGCCTGGCCCGAAGGCCAGACTATCTATTAATATTACTTAATCGCAATATTTCTTGGTTTCTTATGGTCAGGTATAATTCTTTCCATAGATACCTTTAAAAGACCGTCTTTCAACTCGGCACCTTTGACTTCTACATCATCAGCGATTGTGAAAGATTTAGAAAAATACCTTTTAGCGATACCTTTATGGATTACTTCGCCATCTTTAGTTTCTTCTTTGTCTTCTTTTTTAGATTTAATTGATAGTACACCTTCTTCTAGGTTTACTTCAATGTCTTTTTTTGAATAACCAGCAAGAGCGATTTCTATATCGTACTTGTTCTTATCAGTTTTCACAATATTGTAATGTGGAAAACTAGGCATACTTGATAACATATCGCCTTCAAACATTTGTTCAAAATGGTCAAAGACATTATCAAATCCTACTGATACTGGTCTTAATTGATTGAAAATAGATAGTGCTTTATGTGTCATTTCTAACCTCCTTTATTAAGCAAAGTTATTTTCTTTATATTACGACACCCTATTAGGCGTGTCATTATTATTTATATAATCATTATTATATAAAATTCAAGTGGCTGTTTCTTTAAAGAGTATACAGCCAAAACTCTAGCGCTTTAGGTTCTTTTTTTAGATGTTGAACCACAGGGACACCCCAAACAAACATCAGCGACACCGCATTTGATTTTTGAAATCTGGTAGCGGCAACCTTTTACGCCTCAACTAGGACTTACGAACAGCCTAGCATATTATATATATCGGCGTAAAACCCTTAATAACCTCTTTGAGCTTTTAATTTCTTCTGCTTCTTAATCCAAGCTCTAGTCATTTCTTTCTTTTTACGATTTCTTTTATCGCAAGGCTTTTCATAATATTGCCTTTGTCTCAACTCTTTAACAATACCTGCTTTCTGTACCTTCTTTTTAAGTACTCGCATTGCTTGTTCCAAGTTGTTATTTCTTACAACGACCGTTATACTCACTTACATTACCTCCTTATCCATAGTAAACTCCTCCGTCAGTACCATTTAAATATGTATCTGGAACCTCGTTAGGTTTGTTATAACTAATTTGTAAATCCCATTTGGCATAAACATCACCACTTGATATAACCTCTTCAACACCTTCGTGTGATAAGAAGTATCTCTTAACAATCTCTTCGCCGATGGTACCTTTCTTACCCATAACATTTGTATCGTTCTTTTTGTTTTTTGAATAAGTTGTATAACCATTATAAGTTCGCCACTTACCATTACCCATATGTCTTAAATGTTCTAGGTCGTCTTTATTCGTTATCTTACCCATTACTTTCAACCAATCTTTAGTTGCCTTATGTCCTATAGGTATATTAAACCAAGGGTCATTGTAACCTTTAGGATATACAATCATACGATTTTGAAAGTGTAAACTTTGTTCTTTAGTTAACCAGTTGTGTAATGCAGGACCACTTGCCCTAACAATCTCACCTTCTCTAGGATGATTTATTGTCTGTGGTAACTTATAATCACCACAACCTAGAAAGTAAACATACCTGACACCAAGTAAACTTTCAACTTGACTACCTTTGGCAGGATGTGCTACGATATCAAAACCGTGGTTTCTAGTGTATCGTAATGTTTGTGTTTTTATACTCACTTTAAATTTCATAATTAACTCCCGTTAAAAGCGTCTACATCAATACCCATATCAGGTTTTTCATTAGACTTGTTTTCACTATCTAATAACAATACTATGTAATGTATCGCCTTAAATAAATCCATTTTATTTCTGCCTGACTTCTTACCATATCTACATAGGTATTTAATCGCATTTGATTGACAGAAATCTTTATCAATATTTAAATGTCTTAACATATCTTGGACTTGAAATCCATCTTTAGTAGATGAATAATGTTGCCCATATGTTTTTTCAATATAACTTTTAATTTCGTCTAGTATTTTATCTTCATTGTATTTCATATAGTCCTCATAGTTAGAGTGTGATAAAAAGGAGAGGCGCCACTACACGCCTCTCCAAGGACCACACTATGGATAGATTTTAAATTAGACAAGGTCTTCCTCGTCTTCTTCGTCCTCACTATCATTGGACTCCATTTGTTGAGCTTTCAAGGCTTCAGCCTTTTGTTCTTCAGCGATACTTTCGGCAGTTGCCCCAGCATCCACTTTAG